GATGGTTTGGATAAATTCCAGCAAGATTGGGATGCTGCAAAGTTAGAACTATGAGTTCCTTATTTGTTTTTGGATTTATCACATTGTTAACATTGGGAATGCATTTTACATGGCCAGTACCACATCGAGGAGGAATGAAATGAAAGTAGGAATGATTGGGTTAGGACGTACTGGTGAAGGTATGTCTCGCCGTATGATTGAAAAGGGAATCGAAGTTTGGGGTTACAGTAGTACCAACTATGAAAGTGCCTGTGGACAATATGAAGCAGGATATATTAGTGGATGTGTAACCTCACTAGAGTATCTTGTCCAAGCAGTTAAATCTGATGGTCTTAGATACACTAGTGCAGGTAAAGTTCCTGGTATCTTTCAGATTACACTTCCAGAAAAAAAGGTAGAAGACACACTTGATGAGTTACTACCTTTACTTGAGGAGGGTGATATTATTATTGACTATAGTAGTAATGATCTTACAAAATGTCAGGAACTACAAAAGTATTGCTCTAAGTTAGGTATATCTTATATCCACTCTGGAGTATATGGAGCACCTTATGCTATTGATATTTGCTCTAGCATTTTCCAATCACTATCACCAGGTAATGTGATCTAATGCCACATGAATTCGACCCATGCGAAGCACCTACTGATGGTGAAGTTGACAAGTGGGGGTTTACAATTAAACCTTCTATTACAGACAACGAATTAATTCTTAGGTGCTTAGGTAATGCTCCTTGTGGGTGTGATAAAAAGCAAGTAATGAAGTTAATCAAAACTTATCAGGAGAAAACTAATGACCTTAGCTGATGTCTTACTTTGGGGATCGATACCCTTTCTATGTGCCACCGCATATTTCGGGTACAGAAAGGGTGAAAATGTCTACTATGAAAGTGACCAATATGACGGAAATGGAACAGCGCATTAAGATGAGACATGCCTTTGCCATGTCATCATTCGCTAGATTATTCACACCAAATCGAATAACATATGATATGAGATCATTTTGTAGAGAATGGTCTGAAGATATTAAAGTTCAACCACCTCAAGGTGATTTGTATAAAGTTGATCGTTACTTTTTAGAACTATGGAAAACATGGTCATTGCCTTCATAGTATTTTATTCTTTATTCGGTTTATTTCTTTTTGTCCTTTCAATTTTACAAGAGTAATGTTACAGCTTGCTAGATTCTGTGGAGCAGTATTAAACAATCCATATGGAATAGGATTCCTATCATGGTGTCTTATCTTTGTTCCCATCATAGGTATGTGGGCAGTTCATAAATACAGTTGGCAGCATTGGGAACCCTTCCACAAAAAATAAAGATGGATTTCGACTATACAGTTGACTTAACTATAGAAGATGTGTATCTTCTATATCAATGTGTAGTCAAACGAATTGAAACATGGCCAGGTGGAGAACCCAGAGAACAAGAACATTTGTATGTGTTAAAAAGTTCACTGTACCGAATGATTTTAGAATACAATATTGAAAACCTATGAATCCTGTATTTTTATTTGGATGCATTGCTCCATTTACTATTGTTTTAATAATATTAAAACTAAGTGGGTGGGTCCGTAAAGTTAACACTGAAGGAAACCCATACAAAGATGTTGGGGAGAATGAGGAAGAGTATGGAGATCGCACGGACTACTTATGAATTTTGAATTAGACATGGATGACTATGCAATCATCCTTAATGCATTGCACTACTATAAGAAGGTAGAAAAGAGAGGCAACTTCAAACAATACAATGAAGAACGTGTGAATAAGTTGCGAGACAAGATGGCATATCAATTAGTACCTAGTCCAAAATGTAAACCAGAGTAATGAATTTATTATTGCATCCACATGCAAATGTTGCGGATCCTGTTTGGTCAGTAATTATATGTGTATTGCTTGCATTAGGACTAGCACTAGCATGTGTCATAAAGGTATTGCAAATAGCATATGCTGAGATGGATGAAGAATTGTCACATGACGACTTGACTAAATAGGATACATGGTCTATTATAGACCTGTCGTTCATCCCCCGTAAGGAGGACGCAAGTAAGTCGCGGAACGGAGCCGTTCATCCCATGCTAGAATTTTTATTCTATACATCACTCACCTGTCAACAAGCAGACGCAATCATCCTAAGGATGAAAGCAAACGAGAAAATCTCTGATGCTTTTAAGGTAGAGTTGATTGAGGTCATGAAGGAATCAACGCCTGATTGCTACCCATGGGACGCAAACGACTGAAGGAACGGGAGATTAAAACCTCACCTAACTTCAGGAGTATCACAATGACTACAATCACATATCGTGGTGTTAAGTACAACCCAGAGGCATACAAAGCCGCTGTATTGGAAGAACAAACCGCAACTCGTAACCACAATCTAATGTATCGTGGTATCAAGATCGAACGTAAGTTCGCATCCAAGAGTTGACAAATTCACTTACTTAGTGTATACTATAACTTCCGTGTGAAGGAAGTGACCGGAGAGGGTTCATCCCCTCTCTTTTTTTCTCTAAATTATGTCTTATTTTACTTCTACATCTGACGCTCCATATGATCGTCACTCATACAAGATCATCTTTAAGAATAAAAAAGCAATGAAGTTTGATGACTATGAAACTATGAGAACTACTTGGTTTCAATGGGCATCAACTAACCAACTAGATAGGGTAGAGATTTTGGACTAATAGTATGGGAATGTTTGATACCATTAACACTTCATGTGACTTAGGACCAGGTTTCTGGAATAGGAACTTGCAAACTAAAGATCTTGAGTGTATAATGTCTCTCTATTGGATCGATCCTAAGGGTCATCTATTTCAAATTGATTACTCAGGAACTGTTGACTTTGATATAAATGCAGCAGTAGGTTGGAACGTTACTCCCAACGGTAATCATGGAAAAGTAAGTCCTATCTTACTTTCAAAAACCATAGAAGTATATCCTGCTAAATGGGATACACACTATGCTCCTCTACCGAGGAAACTTATAAAATTTATTGATGGAGTATTACAACATGAAGAAACTGTCAGTTTTAATTGCGTTGATGATGGCGGCATCTCCCGTCCTCGCTAACGACGATAAGATTACACAAGGATACAAGAGTATGGATTCTCTTGGATGTCTTCTCCTTGGAGAATGTACTGATAACGTAGATCCTGTTTGGGGCATTGATTATCTTGTAGAAGAGTATCCATTGTCAGATTATGCACCAATTGCAGAAGAGTTTCAACGTATGTTGAATGCACTTACTATGATTGATGTGCAAGTATATCTTGCTGATGAAAAGTATTTTCCACCAGGTCACCGTGGCGTCTATCATACAGTAACTAATACTTTCTATTTGAATGACTCATACATGTTTGATCCTGCTACTCTTATGTCTGTGATGAGACATGAAGGATGGCACGCTGCACAAGATTGTATGGCAGGCACCATTGATAATAGTATGATTGCTCTTATCATGCCTGAAGACAATGTTCCAATGTTGTGGCGTGAAATGGTAGAACGTACCTATCCTGAGTCAGCGTGGCCATGGGAGAAAGAAGCAACCTGGGCAGGTAAAACTGAGAACATGACCATGGAAGCACTCGAAGCATGTGAAGGTGGTGCCATGTGGGAGATCTATACACCCACACCAAAGACACGCGAGTGGTTACAAAGAAATGGATACCTTACGGGGGGTTGACAAATGGAGTTGAATGTAGTATCATACCCACATGAGCAATGCAAAGCGTATTAATCCACCTTGTAGCGTTCTGGAATGTAGTCGTAATGAATTGCATTCAACCAGTCAACTGGGAGCAATGTGCTCCCGTTCATAGATGGTTATTGCCAGAGGTTGTAGAAGGATACAAACTCTGGTCTGGTCAAACAAAACCATATGAAAACGAAAAAGTTTTCTTGGAGAGTCAATCCGATAGGTGACGGAACCGCTCTTGAAAAGCGTCGAGGTGTTAAAGCCCTTGAGAGTTCGATTCTCTCACTCTCCGTTGTCAGGTGTTTAACTCCTGACATGTGTATGTATTCTATTTGTATACATATATTACAACTGTCACATTTAAATAAGTATTTTTGCATGTGACAGTTGTATATTTAACAACGAGACAAGTCGATGTCTCTATTCATCTGCGGGTAACCATTCCGCAAGTAACTAAAGGTAATTAAACAAAATGATCAAATCTGTATTCGCAGCACTGTCTGCAACTGCTTTCTCTGCTGGTGCTGCTTTCGCAGGACCCTACGTTAACGTAGAAGCAAACTCAGGATTCACGGGATCCAGCTACAATGGAACTGCTACCGACCTTCACGTTGGTTATGAAGGCGAACTCGGTGAGAGTGCTTCATACTACGTCCAGGGTGGTGCTACTGTTGTCAGTCCTGATGGCGGCGAAAGTGACACCGTTCCTTCTGGTAAGGCAGGTCTTGGTATCGGTTTGACCGATGCTCTCGGTGCATATGGTGAAGTGTCCTTCGTTGGTTCAGGTGATTCTGACATCGACCGTGGTTATGGAACCAAGTTGGGTCTGAAGTATTCCTTCTGATCTCTGCTAGAATATGGGGAACTTCGGTTCCCTTTTTTTATGCTAGGAAAAAAGATTCTTGAAGCATTGCTTCATCCAGTAAGTATGATTAACTTTACGTTGATTGGTATGTTACTGCTGATTCAAATCGTTCACACTAGAGCACATCATAGTTTAGAAACAGATGTGCATGGTCATGTGCATAGAACACTCAAGAAGACGCCAGAACTGGCAAGATCTTCTTGCTACAAATTAAATTTTTAGATGTGAGAGGGTTGACGACCCTCCTTTTTTATGCTATGATTCCTACAGTAATTCCTAAGGAGGTTATGGAAGTAATTCTTTATTCAAAGAATGAATGTCAGTGGTGTGATAGGGCAAAGATGCTCTTTGATAACCTGGACGTACACTACAAAGAGTATAAGTATGAGAGGGACTTTACTAAATCTCAGTTCTATGCTGAGTTTGGTGAAGGTGCTACTTTCCCACAAATTGCTATCAATGAAAAACATATTGGTGGGTTTAAAGATACCCTTCATTATTTTCAAGAAAATAAACTAATCTAATGACATTCAAAGAAACTGATGAACTCTATTATCTCGTAGAGAAATCAATTGATGATGCTTTTGAAGAGAAGTTTTTATTTGATCTCTATGCTTACGTAAAACAATCTGAGTTTAAACGTTTTGAGATTAGAGATTTTATTGAAAGTTCTACTGCAGCAAACTTGTCTAGTATTGTGTTTGATTTAGAACTCTACATTAAAGGTGGAGATGAAATTTCTAACCAAGCATATGGTCATCTAAGTATACCAAAAGCACGTAGAGTTAAAGATTATTTGTACAAAATTCTTACAGACGCATGGAAGTATGAACAAGAACGAAGACCAGGACGAAAACCTGGAACTAAAAACCGAAGAACTAAGGTCACCCATAAATAAAGGTGACGAATTTATGCGTCTTAGGAGGAAACGACCAGGACCAATAGCGAAAACGGTTGAACCTAAGCACGGAGACAGACAGATGACAACCTCAGTTATTCTAGTATTTTCTACACTAATCACACTAGGTGGAACACTACTTGGATTTTTATTTGGATGGTTTGCTCACTCATATTTTGTTAGTTTTGTTGATACTCTTATCGGAGAACAAGCAGAAGAGCAGGTTGCATACACTCCACACCCAGAGATGATGGATGAAGAAGGTAACCCTATTCCTTTTCAAGTTTCTAAACTTATCAGTGTAGAATTTGATCAGAGAGATGCCTTTGATACTGATCCATTTCCTGAGGACTAAATACTAAAACACACGACCTATTTGTATTACTAATGAAACTTTTGATTTCTGAAGTTATTAAGAAGGCATCTAATGCCAAAACAAAAACCGAGAAGATTAAAATTCTTCAAGAAAACAATACTCAAGCACTTCGTTCTATTTTTAAATGGAACTATGATGCTAACATTCAAACCGATCTACCTGAAGGTGACGTACCCTTCAACAAAAACGATGCTCCCATCGGTACAGAGCATACTGTATTAGAAAGAGAGTATCGTAATCTTTGGAGATTTATTAAAGGTGCTAACTCTTTGTCTAGATTGAAGAGAGAGCAATTGTTTATTCAATTACTTGAAGGTCTTCATGAATCTGAGGCAGAGATTGTTTGTCTTGCTAAAGATGGTCTCCTTCAAACAAAATTTAGAGTCACTCATGCAGTTATCAAAGAAGCTTTTCCTGAAATTACCTGGAGCGAATGAGTGAGCATTGTCAATGAAACTAGGGTAATTTACATGATTAAAAAATGCATACAAGAGGAGCATAATGAGCGAGAAACTTTCAACAGAGTCGTACTCTCAAACCCAGGATTCTGTGAAGATCGAATCAGAGAACTCATCAGTACAGTTCAACTTAACTGAGGAAGATAAAAAACTATTACTTAATAAGTATGAGGTAGTAGTTTTCTCTCACGATTGCAATCCAGAAAGCATTGATAAGAAACAATTTCCCTACAATGCAGTACTAGTATCTTATGTAATTAATGGTCAAGTAAAGCATGATCATGTTTCAGGACCTAAGTACGTCAAGATTTTTGATGCCTATTATGATCTTTTGAAAGCAGCAGGTGGACATATCTTGACAATGGAGCAATGGTATGGTATGATTAATCCGAAGCAATGGGGTAACAAACCTAAAAAAGAAAAAAAATGACAACTGATTGGCGCTACAATGAAGAGCGTATGGAACTACGCCAAACGGTGTACACCATTCTTCTTAATAAGTATGGTGGTTTGACAAAAGAAAATGGAGAACCTTTGCATAGCATGGAGAGTATTCAAAACTGCTGTCATGATTGGGTCTCTCAAGGACACGTCAGTTCGTCTGGCATTGTAAAGTATTTTTTAGCGTATTATGCAGGTTAAAGTTATTAGTGTTACCCCAGATGCTGAAGCACACATGGGGTACGTGGCAAGGGTGAGTAACCCTAATAATCAGGATAATCCTAAGGTTGCTGGTCTTTTATCCTATTGCATCAAACACAACCATTGGAGCGTCTTTGAGCAGGCATACATGACGCTTGAGATCCAGACCACCAGGGGACTGGCGGCACAGATACTGCGTCATAGGTCCTTCACTTATCAAGAATTCTCACAACGGTATGCTGACAGTTCTATGTTGACGGATGTCATTCCTCTACCAGAACTTCGTCGTCAGGATACAAAGAACAGACAGAATAGTATCGATGATATCGATGCCTTTACTAGGCAAAGATTTGAAATCGCAATGCAAAACTATTTTGCTGAAGGTATGGATCTTTATCGTGAGATGCTTGCCCAAGGTATTGCAAAGGAATGTGCTCGTTTTGTGCTTCCCCTTGCCGTACCAACCAAAATTTACATGACGGGATCAGTTCGGTCATGGATTCATTACATCGATCTGCGTTCCGCTAATGGAACACAGAACGAACATATGGACATTTCAAATGAATGTAAGTGGTTGTTTGCAGGTCAATTTCCAATAGTCGCAGAAGCATTAGGATGGACAAAACATGAAACTACTAACACTTGATGATTACCAAAGGGCAGG